GAGCGGATTGATAAAAGGCGTTGGCGTTACTTGAGGGCACCGTAGTTACTTGCGGGTTTCTTAACGCACCAAGCTCCACCGTCATGGCGTTGTTAGACAACTCCATCAAACGCTGCATTCTTTCGGGGGAGATGCTTTCAGCCATAGCCTAAATCCTACGCGTAAGGGTTCTGGTACATGCCCAACAGTTCTTGGAAGGTATAGGCTTTGTTCGCGGGCCGCTGTCCAATAGGCATAACGGGAGGACGCGCTATAACGTCAGAAGGGTTTGTTACGCTTGTCGTGGTCTGTTCATCCGCGTTCATCGGCACCATAGGCTGACCAGAACTAACAGGGTCCAAGGTCGGCGGCGCGACGTTCACGGGCGCTGGCGGACGGTACATGGGTTGCGCGAATACGGGTTGCGGCTTGTCGTCTTCTTTGTACAGGGCATCTTGTACGCCGCCGTGATAATTTGCCCATCCTTCTGGCGGTTTGTTTTGGTTGCTGTCAAAAAAGCTTGTGGGTCCCATAATAGTGGCTTTTTCCCCTTTTAAAGGGCCGTGTTGTATGGTTCTTGTAGGTTCTTCACTAGGGTCACCCTGCCATTCTCCACCCGAATATTTAGCCCCGTCTCGTCCACTGGTCATATTACTAACACTCTGACTAAAAGAATTGCCGTCACCAAAAGTTGATGACCATAGCCCAAACTCAGGGACGCCGCCGTGGCTCGGGAGCCCCGATCCGCCGTTCTGTTTCAAAAGCATGGCTTCCGCGGGCGTAATGTAGGCCAGCATGTGCGGTTGATCGCGGATCATGGTCTGTCGGGGTATGGACGCTATGCCCTGTTCCATTCTATTCATCGGAATAATCCTCCTATGCCTGATCGCATCTCGCCGCCACGGGCCGCGAAGGTTATGTCGTTAGGGAAAAGCTGTCGCGCTTTGTTAATGTCAATGCTACCTATGCCGCTACCAGCGGAGTCAACAGAAGCCGTCTGGACTCCGCTGGGCGCAGCCGTTCTGGCAGGGAGTGGGAGGGCTCCTATGCCAGAGGGCTGTAGGGAGGATTGCTGCCGAAAGTGGGTCCTCGGGCCTGTTACGCGAGGAGGTTTTGGGCGAGAATCTAAAAATTCTCTGGCCCGACGCAAGGCTTCCTCAACCTCTTCGTTGGTTTTTTCAGGCGGTTTTGACTCGGGTCGTCTACCCACTCGCGGGCGGCGTCTTTGACCCGCGGTAGGTATAGTATCGTCTGTTTCGAGAGAAGGCTCCACCTCCTCAGAAGTTATTTCCTCAATAATTGCTGCGGGGCCTCTTCTTACCACAACCCCTGTGGGAGAACCTACCGCACCACTTGCGATAGCCTTGACCGGAGTCGCCAGAAACCGCATTAAAGTTCTAATTATTCCTTGTTTTTCGTTTTCGTTACGCGGAGTTCTCATTGCAAGCATTAGCTTTTCAGGGTCTAACAAAATGCGTTGAAACGCGTCTTGTTCCATTAAAAACGGTATTTCTTGCGTGATCTGTTGCATGTATTTTGAACCCGCAGATTCTTCAACAAGCCCTGCGCTTCTGCCTCCGGGCAACATACCGCCCGCCACCTGACCTAATCGGGCACCAGCAATACGCGTATATAAATCAATAATAGCTGGAACGTTAAACCCGTCCATGTCCGCGCCCGTAGCCGCGCTTTGCGCTTGCATTGCAACCATTCGTTCCAACGCACTTTTCATTGTCTTCTTTTGAGTCTCGTTTATCGCGCCACGGGCTTCTAAAAAGTTTGCCAATGTCATGCTGTCACTGTCTGCTTTAGGAATTTTTTGAAACAACACTCTGTATAAAGTAGAAGCATCAAAGTTACCTAAACCGCCTCTTATGTCCCCTATTCTTGCGCTCTGAAACGCGTAATCCATAACGGCTCGTTGCAAACCTTCAGTGGCTTCCTCGGGAGTGAACACTCCACCCTCTGGAAAAACTCTACCCATTTCAGCCGAAGCTTTTCTAGCCATTTCTTCGTTGGGCATCGACGCAAGATTTGACGCAAGCTGTCGAAGTTGCCGAGAGGGGTCTTCGCTCTTGTATATTTTATCAATAATGATAGTGGGGCTTTCAACACCCTTTTGGGATGCAGCAAACGCTGCACTAGAACGTAACGTTCCTTTCATGGCTTTTACGGACTTATCTATCGACGCAAGAAACGCTTGAGGATTGGTTAAATTAGAAATTTGCTCCTGTAACTCTGGGAAAAAACTTACAATACGAGAATTTGTTTTAGCCCAATCTCTAATGCGTTGAAGCTGCCGTGTAACTTGTTCGGCTTCCGTAAGTTTAAACGTCTCCTCGGACGCTGAAGTGGCCCTCTGCAACAAGTTTGTAAAGGCGTCGTGTAAAAGTTCTTCTTGAGTACCAAGGTTTGTAGTTATTTTAGAAACATCCTCGGGATTTGCGCCAAATTTAGTGGCTGATTCCGCAAGTTCCTCGCCCAGACGTTCAATGGCGTTTAGACGCGTCCTCGCGGCGTCGGGCCCACCGCTAAACAAGGTGTTCAGGCCAGAATCAGGGTTAACAATTAATCTACCGCGGGCGTCTCGTTGCAAAATATCAGAACCAAAGGTTCTTTTAAAATAGTCCCCGAAAGCTTTTGAAGCGTCAATGGCGTTTAGATACGCGGCACCCGTGCCCTCGTAACTCATTAAGTCTTCCAACGCAGCGTGACGCATTTCGTTTACTAATCTTGCGGAGTCTGAATTTCCGTTAGGCGCGTTAAACTTGTTAGCCATCTGACGTAAAGATTTTCGAAGGCCAATTAACTCGTTTGCGCTAAGGGGCTCTTTAGGTTGGTACTGTATGTTTTCCGTAGAATTAAGGGCTCTTCTGCGGGCAACCAAAGCCTTTTTCTGTAGGCTTAACATTCTAGCTACAGGGCCCGGAGGAAGACTTGACGCTTCTGATCCACTAGATTCCGCGGTTTCCCTCTTCAACCTGTCTTGCAAGTAAAGGCGTCGGGCTTCTAAAGCTTTTACTCGGAGGTTTCCGACTTCACCAAGTTGCCTTAGCCCAAGTTGAGCATCTTGCAACGCCTGAAGCGCATCCTCTGTGGAACCCGCAACAGCAGTTTCCGTAAATGTCGGGGGCGCTAATCGAAGTTTAGCAACCTCCGCCTGTTGGGCCACTAAGTTCATAGCAGCCTCAGAAATTGGTATGTTAACAAAGCGTGACTCAGAAATTGGTATGTCATCCATTCCGTATAAATTTGAAAATTCATCAACCAATTCGTCTATTTCTACGTCATCAGCCGCCTTTTTTATGTTTGATATAACTACGTTTTTAGCTTCTTCTAAATCAGCATCCCTAAAACCAATGTTTTCACGCATACCCTTTTCGCGCCTATAAACATTATTTTGAACGTTTAATTGTGCTACCGCAGTTTCTATGGCTTCTTCGTTAGGACCGTTTACACGTTCCGTTGTTCCTTCTAAGGCTTCGCGCTCAATGCGAAGGGCCTCGTCAGAATAAGGGTTTCCATAAACGTCTAATCTATTGGTAAGCTTTCCTGTAGCAGTTTCCCAATTCTTTAAGAGCGGGTTAGGCCGCTGATCTTCAATTAGCGAAACTATGAGGTCTATGTTTTTTTGATTGGGAAGAACTCTGCCGTCGGAATCCCGTGCAAAGTTTGTTTTATTAATTGTATCTTTAAACGTGTCTAACCAATCTTCCCCCGCAGCTTCCTCTAAGGCGTCAAAATAATTTTGAACGGGTTTTGGAGTAGGGGCTAAAGCGTTTGGCGTGTCCCGTTTTAAACCCAAACGGGTTTTAAAAAACTCAATCGTGTCGTTTATCTTAACTAAATCTTTATCATCCATTAAGTCTCTAAACTCTATATAAGAAACACCCTTTTCTTTTAAAATAGCGTCCCACGCGTCCACTACGTTAGGAACGTCGCTAAATGTTGGCGCAGCCTTTGGATCATTTGGATCAGTCTTTTGGAATTTAGTTATAGCAGTGGTGCCATCAACTTGTGCCCAAGTTTGTTCCTCTATATTTCTAAACACCTCCCGTTGTTTATTCATTAAGTCAGCTAAGTTTTTACCCAAAACTTCTGCCGCTTCCGGCCCGCCATTAGGGTAAACCTGTTTTACAGCAAGAACCGCCTGCTCTACCGCTTGGTTTGTTCGCATAGACATTAAAAGTTCTATGCGGCTTTGTTGAATCTGTCCGGCTACTCGGATTAAATTAGGGTCCCCCGTGCCGCGAAGTTCTTCTACCAATGCGCGTTGCATGGTCATACTTCTACCAAAAGAAGATTCGCGAACCGCGTCTAAGTCCCCCATGTTTTTCATAACTTGAGCATCTAGGCTGGCTAATGCAGGACTCTCTATAAATTGACTAGAGAATGTTTTTGCTGTCACGCCCTTTTTAGTTTTTGGGTCGGTGACTATAAACTCCGGCTTGAGTTTTCCGTTTTCGTCTAGGAAAGTTTCTTCCATAAACTTTAAAACGGCTGTAGGGTCCTCTCCGCTTTCTTCCATATATGCCAGTATTTTTTGGATTTCTCCGGCCTCGGCCCGCGCACGTCTACCAAAAACATCAAAGTTTCCCGTTTGCCTATACGTCTCCAGTTTTGAGTTAACGTATTTTTTTGCGGCAATACCCAAATCAGGTAGGTGCTTTAAAATTGACAGGTTGGGAGCAAGCCCGCCCAAAAGTTCGCCTGTGATGGTAGCGCCTTCAGAACGCGGACCATAGGCTTCTTGGGCCATGCTTACCGCCCCATATGTCGCCGGAACAGCCGCAGCTTCTGCGGTTAGAATGCCTGTTTTTTGAAGTTTACTTGCTTTTTGATAAGCCTTCCCGCCAGAAATTAAGAGGTCCTCGGCCCACGCCATAGCTTCAATAGGCTTGTAGCTTTTACCTTTTAGGTATCTACTGATGTATGGATTAGCCATATCTTCGGCAGTTATTGGACCCATAAAACTTTTCTTGGGTAAGTCTCGGATAAGGTACGCTTGTGATATACGAGTCGTGGGACCTAACGCGGGGTTAAGTATAAACGGTATTGCGGTTCCAGAAGATTGCCATGCGCGAAGTGCGCCCTCTGTTCCCGGAGTTAAAGGCCTGTTCGCTTCTATTTGGTCAAAAGCTAAGTCACCCGCAGCGTCGCCTAAAACGCCTCCAATAAGACTTCCGGTTAAAAAACCAGTCACCGCTCCGACGGGAGCGGTAATTGCAACATACGGGTTAGGTATAGAACCTATTTGAAAACCATAACGAGCGCCCTTCAGGCCACCGTAAAATACGCCGCCACCCTCTAACGCACCCGAGAAAAGAGCGTCGGTTTCAGCTGGAACGCCCGGATCACCAAACTGCTTTAGGTTTGTGAAATACCGCATAATTTGCTCGGCGTTCCGCATTCCGCGGCCCTGTTGCCCGATAGGAAGGTTCAAGTATTTAAGTATTTCTGCATCGCCAGCAGCAACAGCCCGCGGGTCGGCTTGCCCAAAAAACTCGGTTGAGTTGTTTAACATTTCTAAGGTTGTGTTGGCAATGTAATCTTGAGCCTTACGTTTAGTTGGAAATGCAGCATAAATTTCAGCAAGTTCATCCGGTGACCAATTAACAAAAGCCCCCGCTTCCATAGCGGGAAGTTTTTGCGCGGGAATTGCGTCGGGATCAACGGCCTCAGTTGTTTTTGCGGTTCGGCGTGTTTGACGCGCAGGAACTACAGTTTCTTCAACCTCCACGGGTACGACTGTTTCTTCTTCCATTTATTTTACAACCCCAATTTTTTTCGTGGATATATCTAACTTTTCATTAAGCGCGTTAACTTCTGCGTCATCCACATATCCTCGTAATGGAATGCCGCCTAATAGACTGTTGTACATACCAATCGCGTGGTTTTGCTCTCTAGCTTTCTTGGCTAAAGTACTATTCGGGTCTTCTGCAATTATGTTTAAGTTTTGTTCGTATTCCATATTTAATCGGGTTCTAAGAGCCACCGCTTTAGCCAATTCTGTACGGGGGTTTGCCAAGAATTTTTGAGAATCTGGAAGTCCTCTACCCAAACGAGCCTGTTCTGCTTCCGCAAGTCTTGGACTTGAGGCTAATGCCACCCTGATAGATATATTTAAGACATCAACCCAGTTACTGGCTGTAGCTTCTTCCTGAAACATGTCGCTCCAGCCAAAGTTTTCAGGGAGAATGGCCCCTACGGTACTGTTTGCAAAAGTTTTTAATTTAGCATATGGACCCGTACCCTTTAGAATTTGGTCCGCTATGTCTATAGTGCTTGCCGCAACATTACCCATGCTTATCGGGCCTTGACCGCCGCGAAGTTCGGCAAAGCTACTGTTGGCAACTCCCGGGTTTCCCTTTTCCCGATCCGCTATCATAGCTTCGGTTAGATTTGTAAGATTTACATTAAAGTACTCTCTGTACATTGCACGTTGGAACGCGTCCCGTTGTTGTATTGCGGCGGCACGTTTTTTAGCAGTAAGGGCTTCTTCATATGCCCCATTATCACTTAAAAGAACGGCGTCGGCATACTCAGAAGAGGCTAAGTTAATTGGCTTGCCCGCTGCGTCATAAAAATTACCTCCAATAAGTGTAACAATTTCCGTATCCCCTGTTTTGCGGTCTTTAAGAAGTGTTTTAGGAGCGCCTTGCAATGGACGGCGAATAGCGTCGGGCGATAGCGCCGCAACCTGCGTAGGATTAAGCTCTACAAAAGTGTTTGCAGGAACCTCCGTGCCCTCAACAGTAATCGCTCTTTGTGTAACGAAGCCTGTTGTTTTTTCAGTAACGGGTATAGAAAACTGCCCCGTCTCCACAAAACGCTCTTTGGTAATAAGTTCCTGCACAATAGCGCGGTTTGTTGGAATACTCACGTCAATCGTTCTAATGTCTGTGCTGTCGTTGGGATTAACAAGGTTAATGTAATTAACCGCGGGAACAGCCAACCCCAGTTTTTGTTCTTTTTGCCACGGCAGTAGAGCGTCAAACTCTTCAAAGCCCATACCAAACTTCTGTATATACGCCCGTTCTCTGTCGGCATCCGTAAAGGAAGGCAGGCCCCTAACGTATTTGAGTTGATCCTCAGTAAGTTCTAACAATTCCGCGGGCGTAAACCCTGTCTTCTGGTATATGTCTCTAGTGCTTACATAATCTTTTGTAAGCACTTTTGGATAACGTTTTTGTATTGCCATAAAGTCGTTTTTGTTTATTTGCTGAATACCCGCAGAATATTGCCGCCCATTAACTTTAACAGGCTCGGTCAGCTTAACTTCAGTAAATTCGCCTTCGCGTTGTCGGAAGAGATTTGCAATACTAACTTGTTGTTCTCTCCAAGCTTCCACCGCTGCTTTATCAGTTCCCCATTTACTGTAACCCACTTCAGCTTCAGCTTCAAGAAGGTCAAAGACGGCCTGAGTTCTCTCGGCAGTACCCAGCGGCATTTCTACTTGCTCGTAGCTAACCGTTCCGTCTGCGGCTTGATACCTGCGAGTAAGCATTTGTGTTTTAAAGGTCCGCGCCGCCTCACGTCTTTCTCTCTCTATCTGACGGGCTTCCTCCTCAAGCGCAACTTGAAGGTCTGAGGCTACTTTCTTCTCTACCGCCGATATTTTTGCGTCGTTAGAGCGGTTAAAGGCCAAGACGGCAAGTTTTTCAAGTTCGGCTTGTTGGCGGTCCCAAATTATTTCTTGGCGTTTCTCTTTGTCTTTTTGAGTAACTACCGCCCTTTCTTCTGTTTTAACCTTTTCAGCAATAGCGTTCTTAATGTCCTCTAGGGCCGTCTCACGGTCTTTATTCCAAATCTCTAACGTATTGGTGAAGTCCGCCGCACGGGCCCTGTCTGCAATAACTTCTCGGAGGTATATGTTTGCGGCCTCATCGTCGGCAGTATACCCTTCGGCGCTCAACTGCGCGGCGCGTTGTTCACCTTCTGGGGTCCCCAAATTAACGTTTTCTCTACCAATTAATTTACCTGTGCCGTCTGCGCTAAACTTGGTAAACGTGACTTGCTCAAAGTTCGGCTTTTCTAAAGCGTAACCGGGATATTTACTTAGTAGGGCCTCAACATCTGTACCCGCTTCCAAAACCATTGTTACGTCTGGAGCGCCGTATTTATACAACGGAACAAGCGTTGGTTTGTCGCCCATCGGATCAACTTTGTCAGAATGCTTATTAAATTGAACCTGCGTCAAAGGCACAAGTTGGCCTTCTTTTACCATTCTTGCGTTACTGGTGCCCTCGTCAATTCTAAAGTCGCCTTTAGCCTTGTAGAAAGTCATCGGCAAACCAGTTAGGTTCAGCTTGTTAGCCTCTGTAATAGCCGCGAACATCGGTTTCGCGGCGGCTTCATCAAAGTTTCCAGCCTCACCCACAGCTTTTAAAAACGCGGCTTTTTCAGAGTTATTGTTAACGTCAAAAGGTGTAGATTTTACAAACTTTCCGTCTTTAAACGTGTGAACAAACTCAATGTTTGCTGCCTGTTTTGTTCCAAGGTTGTACGCCGTAGCTCCGGGGTTATCTAACAGGAGTTGCTGGTATTCTGGGTACTGGTTTGCCACGTCTATGGACTTAATTAAGACGCCATCTTCACCAACAACATTTACCATTTTAGGAGTTTGTCGTTTAGCTTTTGCCGCAGCTTCCGCCCGATCTGCGGCAGTCTTTACCCTAGCATCTTCAAGGCTAGCCTGTAGACCCGCCATTCTAATCTGACGATCCTCGGCGCGTTGTTCTCGTTTCGCAGCCATCATACCTGCGGCACGTTCCCCGATCCGCTGTGGAAGTTGTGTTTGCGCAGCCGCATTTGCCAGCCGCTCTGCGATAGAGCCGCCTTCAGTAGTACCTGCAAACTGCAAACCCGCTTGAGCAATATCAAACAGCATTTGCGCTTGTGACATTCTACGTTGTTCTTCAAGGTCCGCGGCCCGCGCTTCGCTGTCCATAGCGCCCGCAAAGTAATCTTGGTACGCCGAAGCATCACGATTTGCCTGCGCTATAACAGGGTTCAGGGATTGTCCGCCGCCAACTTTAACTTCGGTTCCGGCTTGGTATCCTCGGACCTCTACGGGCCCACCCTGCCTAAAATTTACGGGGGGAGTGTTGCCCGCCTCCATCATGGGAGCTTGCATTGCGGGCTCCGGCGCTTGGGCCATCATCAAACCACCGACGCCCTCCCCCATCTGACCTTCCATCGAAGTATCTCCGGCTATGCCCTGCATTAGCTCACCAATGCCGCTATTAACCGCTCCCTCTTCCGTCATCATAATGGCTGGTTGCGTTAGTGCCAAAACCGACTCGGGCGTCTGCATGGCATCTTGCTCACCAACAATACCACCAAGTTCCGCGTACCGCGCTTCAAGGGGCTGTTGGTTGCCGCGTATTCCGTCGATCAAGCTTTGGTAGTCTTGAGCGCCGTCAATTTGCTGCATAACGCCTTCCGCTGCCATCATGCCCATCTCTTGGCCCTGCGCTTCTGCGCCAGCTAGAGCTTGCTCTGGTCCCATAGGAGGTGCCATAGGTGGTCCGGCTGGCGGCATCATGGGTTGTCCGCCTAAATTCATCCGTTGCGGTTGAACGTATCCGCCGCGGTTAAACATCTGACGCTTCATTACGCTACGATTCATCATTTAAAATAACCCCGCCCGTTGTGCGCCTGATGCGGCGGCTAATCCACTTATACCCAAACCCATTGCAGTTTGGAAGGGTGAAACTTGCGGAGCCGAAGCCGCCGTAAGCGTTGAAGACCCTGTTGGTGTGCCAGAGTAAATATCTGACAAGAAGCCATACTGTTGATAAGGCTGTGTATAACGCTGCAAATTGGTCAGTCGCAGAGCATCCAAGCCCGCTTGATTAACGCCACGTTCCGTAGCGCCCGTCGTCATTAGGTTCTGTATGTCTTGAGTATTGAGGTTTGTGCCCATCTCACCCAAGCCCGCTTGCTGTATACCAAGCCCGCCTAGCTGTTGACCCAACTGACCTGTTTGTGCGCCCAAGGAACCGAGGCCCGCGCCTATCTGTCCGGTAAGCTGGCCCAACTGCTGCTGTCTACCCATGCCCGACTCAAACGCATTCATTGCAGCTTGCTGCGCGTTTTGAAAACCTGCCGCCCGCATTTGCGCCGCAGTGTCTGCCTGTTGCTTCATAACGTTTCGGTCTAGCTCAGACTGTGCAATCTGACCGCGAGAACCACCAAAGGCCCCAGAACCTACCGCTTGAGCCTTAACACCCTGTTGCGCTATGTCGCCCTGACGACGAATGTCCGCCATCGTATTGTCAATGACCTGATCTTCGTAAGGGTTCATAAAGGCGCGATAACCTTCAGGATCATACATAGCCCCAGTACCAGCCAAAGCACCAATGCCGCCTTTTAAAGCTGTTGAGGCGTCACCCATGTATCCGGTGGCGGTTGTCCCTGTTAAATCCGTGGCTTGATCCACGGTTGACGAACCCTGCGTCAGGAACGGCTGATACGCGCCCACGCCTGTTTGTGCCGCGGTAATAGAAGCTTGTTCACCGGGACTTAGCCCTGCAACCTGATAATCAGGCGGTGCATCGCCGCGTTCAATCTGACCTTTGATGTATTTCTGAACATCGCCCAGTAAGCCCAGACGGTACGCTTCAATCGCGGGGTCTTGGCGATTTACTACATATTGGGTTTGAGTACTCATGCTACTGCACCCCCTTCAAAGGCTCTCATCATATCGTACATCTTTCTAACGCCACGTTCTCTGCTACCACCACCCGCTCCGCGGACGGCCTTGGCGTTCATTACAAACTCACCGTCAGAAAGCATCGCTGGAATGCTATCGGAAGTCTCGGTTCCGGGGCCTGCTATGTAACCTGTCTTGCGTGGGAAGTTCTCCATTTCGCCGCCGCGGGCCGCGGTTTGTATGGGCTCAACGAGGGGCTCATAAATCGGCGGACGGACCGTGGGCACCATTACGTCATACAGAGTACGGTAAGACGGGGCCCCCACTACACCTGTGCGATACTTTTCAGGGTTTGCTTCCAAGAGTTTTTGAGACGGCGACTCCTGATCGTAGGGGTCTTCAACCTCTTCCGCGGGTATTTGATCGAAGCCACCACCCGCTGCGCCAGCAAGCAAAAGGCCCCCACCTATTCTGTAAGGGCTAAAATCCCCTTCTTTGTTTCTAAACATGTCTGTAAAAGAATCTAGTTTAGAAGGCTCCGTTGCTGCACCCGCGCTAACATTTGCTAATTTTAAATTAGCCTCATCCAAAGGTTGTCTTTTATTTATTAAGCTTAGTCTGTCGGCGGTTTCTGAGGCGGAAGGAGCGACGGTTTCTTTTCCTGATGTAGTCAATAATGCTGGCTCAACAGGTTCCGGTTTAAAAGGATTCTTGAACTCAAAGAACTTGCCTTTTGTCGGGCCCATGCCCGACATTAAATCTCTGTTGTTCCTAAAGTTACCAATACCCTGTTGGAAACCACCCATAATGCCGCCCATAAGTCCAGCCTTCATGCTGTCCTTAAAGCTGTTACCCTGCGCAAGAGAACTAATGCCCGTACCAATAAATCCCGAGGCTAACGCACCCATACCGGGAAACATAGCGTTCATAGCCAACGGAATAACAACAGGCGCAGCCATCTTAACGATCTTCTTAACGCCGCTAATAATCTTCTTCAGAAAGAACTCTCTGTTACCAGTGTATGGATTTACAGAGTTAGCCGCGTTGCCAACTGTATAACGCGCCATGTCCATGTCATTGTCACTAAAAACCTCCGCCACAGCGTTCCTGATCCGCGGATCGCGGGCCATGTTCCGGTCTATAATAATCTCGTCACGATTAACGTGAGCCAGTTCCGTATCGCCGTTACGACCCATCTGAGCCATGCGGTTTGCTACGTCGCCCATAGAGTTAATGCCGCGAGGCTGACCAAACGCAAGCACGTTGTCAGGCATTTCATCCATGTTAGAGGTTAAGAAAGACCCAACACCACCTTCGGGAAAATACATCTGTTCTTGCATCACACTGCCCCTTTGACCGTACTTTATCACGAAATCTCTAAAATACTAGCTACAACGTGCAGCCGATTGGCTGTAGCAGCCGTAACTTTTAAGACTTCATCGGCTTGAACCACAAGTGGTGCCGTTAATAGTTCTATAGTTGCATGACCCGCAATAGTTTTACTGTCAAACAAAACAAACACGGCGTTTGATGCGTCTGTTATCGTGAGCGTTAAGGTATCACCATTGTTACTGTCATCGCAAACCAAAATTGACTTTACTACCGCCGTAGCAAACGAACCGCACGTATATAGCGTGGTTATGCCTGTCGTTGTGAGGTCCGCTTTTGCGTTTATATATGCGTTAGCCATCAGCCCATAAACCAGCTTAGGGCAGTCGTATCATCGTCTGCCACCTGTTGAGTGTTGTTGAATTGATTCAAAAACACGGAAAAAGAACGAACGACCTCGTTTAAGTACTCTTGGTTGTACTCTTGAGGAGGAGTAGGGAAAAACGGTACAGGCGTGTTGGTAGCCATTATCTTCTCCCGTCGGGTCTAATATCTACACGAGGCACACCCAATCTCCAAAGTACGTTTGCGTCGGTAGACTGTAACTTGAGCGTAAAGCTGCGGCCCCGTAACCGTGTAAAGTACTGGTTTGTGTACTGATCCACAGGCGTACTGGATGTTTTAGATATAGTGTTTGTTGAGGAGTTCTGATCGACTTGCCCCGGAAAACTTTTAGTCTCCAAGATAAATTCCAAAGAAGAGGTATCGACTGTTTCTCTAAAATTAATGTCCGGTATAACTCTATTAATAAAAGAAAACTGATTGCCGTCTGTAATGGACATATCACCAGACTCAATAAATGAAGTCATAGCCGCGCCGTCATCTTGTGCGCCCACCTCTTGATTATACAAAAAGTTGTTAGTTCCCGCCGCGAGAGGCAACGAAGAAATACCACGATCCAACCACGCCGTTCTAGCTAGGTTTCCTATAAACCAAAGCTTCTCAAGGTAGTTGTAAACCACATACCTGTCATTCTCGGTTGAGTCCGCAGACGGATAAAACCACCACACCTCGGAGAAGGACACGTTGGCTCCCGAAACAATCTTGTCAGACTGAGAAGTGTTTATGTCATCAAACACATAATCTCGCACAGTGCAGGGTATTCTTTGAACCGCACCCGTGAACGCATAAAACTCCGCCGATCCCATCCAAAATACCGCATCGTCCACCGCAACCGCCGCCTTGGGACTAGCAATGGTAATGTTTTCAGAAATTAAGTTTATACCAAAGGTGAACGGTGGCCCAAGAAACTGCATTGCGTGAATAGAAACGTCTGTGAACACCAGTATCTGTTGCCGAGTTTCAAGGGCTTGAATAATCTTGGAGCCAGAGCTTATACGCAAATCACCCGCTGTATTGGTAGAGGTAGGATACCAATCGACAGGGTTTTCCTGACTGCTAAACCGTATCAACAAAGGGTCTTGAACCCCATTGCCATCTGTCGCAGAAGAAGTCAGGCCAAGGCCGTCAGCGCCAAATGCAATTACATGCCTATCTCTGTCAGACAAAAGAACCTGTGTGGCTATTGTAGGAACCGAGGTCCGTGTGCCGAGGCCCAAGGCGCTGTCTGTTAGGAACTTGGCCCGTGTGTTTGTACCATTGGTTTTATCCCAATAATAAATCCTGCCGTTTCTTTCGTTCAACAACAGGTCTTCGCCAAAGTTATCTTGTGTCCAGATGCGTAGGTTTGCAGAGGGCGTGATTGTTCCTGAAACAAGAGCCAATCCCCAGCCAGAAAAATTATCCGCTGTAAGCGCGTTGCCTGTTGCAAGTCGAACAGAAGAACCATCTGCGTGAGTAGAGGCAGTGGTGCCTTTGTGCCCCCGAGTACAGCCTGTTAAGTCGTTGGAACTTATGCCGCCCACCAAAATGAGTTCGTCATCTATAAGAATAATATCGCTGGCTACAATACCCGCAGTGTTAGCTACGGTGATTGTGGTGTCACTAGCAGAAAGTGTACCGCCCTCGTTTACCGTTGTAGTAAGAGCGCCCGTAGTTGTGCCACCCCAAACTCCCGCGCCCCAACCAGTACCAAACACCGAGCTATTAAGACCCGTACCAATTTGATAGGTTCCTACAACACTACTACCACCGTTACCCGTATCACTAGCGTTAGCAGTGACGGCAGTAACGCTTATGCCGCCAGAAACTGTAACGCTTTCTATTGTGCTGACGGTCCTTGCAGATACCTTGTATGTGTTGCCATCCACAACTTCTGTGACCTGATATTCTTGGTTGAGAACGTTTGCCGTGACGTTGCCGCCCAAAGAAGCCGCGCCAGCGAAAGTAACAAAGTCATTTGCTACACAACCATGATTAGGGTCGGCTACTGTAATTACAGACGAGCCGTTTGTAGCAGAAAAGGTTACGTCTCCCGCAGATGTTGTCTGCCTGATTGGAGTGATGTCCTTAAAATCAACACCCTCCTTAATATAGAACTTTAATTCTGTCCCAAGCCCCAGAAACTTCTCGCCACTCAAGGCCACAAACTCATGCATCCCACGACATAAACCCAAAAAAGCGTTGTTGGTGTTCTTTTCCCAACCGTTAAGTTTCTCAGGGTATCCAAACCGAAACCGTATCTTGTCACAATCTACCCAGCCGTTTTCTTCAGAATACGGCGTAGTTTCCTTGTTTATTCCGGGTTTAAATTTTAAATTAGTTAATGGCATGGCATCCTCACGATTGTGCCCCATAAATAGTACCGCCGTTCGTCAGTGTAAAACTATTGCTGTTGGCTTCAATTCCTTTGCCGCCTGCGGAGCCAGCGGAGCCTGATAAGCCGTTTGTACCTCCCGCCGCGCCCCAACCGCCGCCACCGCCATTGCCATTAAGGGGTCCACCACCATCATTGCCGTAGTGTGTGCCGTTACCGCCAGCACTACCGCCGCTTCCTCCAGCGCCTGAATATGAGTTGCCAGCAGCACCCCCCGATCCGGGGAGTATATAACCACCCTGTCCACCGCCAAGACCTCCTGCGAAAGATACCGCTCCTGCGCCACCGCCAGCACCACCGCCATTGCCACTGCCCGTTCCACCACTCCCCTGTGCCCCAGCAGCGCCTAACGTGGGTGTGCCCGATTGACCACCCCCGCCAGCACCGCCGCCAGCACCGCCGTTTCTACCTTGCGCTCCAGCACCGCCACCGCCAGCAATGTACGCACCACTATTGTTAATAATTGTAACACCTGAAGCGGTTATACTAATAGCGTCACCACCAACGGCGTAGTAACCACCCTTACCTACAATGTTACCAGAGTTTTCTATTGTTGCGTTAGGTGTGTCTACAATTAACGCTGCTGTAGCATTACTACTAGCCCACAGCCAGAAGTCGGCAGGTATAATTAACGTGCCACTTGGACGTATAAAACTAGAAGTCGTAACGTTACTTCTATTACTGAGGCTGTTTATCAAGGTGTCAGTTGGCAACGTAACTATTGACGAGCCGC